GATAATTTAGTAGGATTACAATATAGAGTAGATCATTTAGAAAATCTTAAAGCTGATGCTTTAGATCTTACTATACATCCACCACTTAAAATTGTAGGTGATGTAGAACCATTTACCTGGGGACCAGAACAAACTATTCATATCCCTGAAGATGGTGATGTATTAGCTATGCCACCTAACGCTGCTGCTTTCCAAGTTAACAATGAGATTGCAGCTATATTAAATATTATGGAAGAGATGGCAGGAGCTCCTAAAGAAGCTATGGGCTTTAGATCTCCTGGTGAAAAGACTGCTTTTGAAGTACAACAATTACAAAATGCAGCTTCACGTATTTTCCAAAATAAAATTAATCAATTTGAAACAGAGTTCTTAGAACCTATTTTAAATGCAATGTTAGAATCAGCTAAACGTAATTTAGATCTACCAGAGTTAGCTAAAGTTATGGATGATGATTTTGGTGTAGCTGATTTCTTATCAGTAACTAAAGAAGATTTAACAGCTCGTGGTAAGCTTAGACCTATAGGTGCTAGACATTATGCTGCCAGAGCCCAGTTAATGCAGAACATGCTAGGAGTGTTTAATAGTCCTATAGGACAATATATAGCTCCACACATCTCTGCTAAGAAACTTGCAAATATGATTGAAGAGTATATGGGCTTTGAGAAGTTTGACTTCATTAAAGACAATGCTGCTCTCTTTGAAGGAGCTGAACAAGAGCAACTTCGAATGCAAATTCAACAAGATTTGCAAGCACAAGCTAGTCAACCTACTATGGAAGAAAGATCTTTAGATCAAGACTTACAAGGTGTAGAAGAATCTATGCCTGAATAGATTGACTTTTTAGTAAATTTATGGTATAATATTTATATGGATTTGAAATCAGATAAAGGCAGAAGCCTCTCAAAGGCTGAAGCCTTCAAAGAAATAAGAACTTATTTAGAAGAACAAATAAGTTTATCTCAAAGAAAGTGTATAGATGATGATAACTTTGATAAACCTGCTTGGTCTAGCTACCAAGCTTATCAGTTAGGTATTCAAAAAGCTTTCTCTAAACTATATAATCTTATTCCTGACCAAGGAGAAATTAAATGAGTGAAGAACAAGTAACACAAGCTGAGTCAAATACCCAAGAGACTCAACAACAAGATACCCAAGCTAAACCTTTTGAGATTCCGACAGAAGCTCAAGATTTGGTAGGTGAAGGTAAGAAGTATGCTAATGCAGAAGAAGCGTTAAGATCTGTACCTCATGCTCAACAGCATATCAAAACCCTAGAGGAAGAGATGGCTCAATTGAAAGAGGAACTAGCTAAACGTAAAACTACACAAGAACTTCTTGATGAAATAAAGTCTGGAGTCAGACCTGTAGAGAATACCACTCAGGAGGTTGGACTGAACCAAGATACAATAATGGAGTTAGTTAATAATACTCTTAAGCGAAACGAACAAAAGAAAACTGCACAACAAAATGCTTCTCAAGTAGCTGCAAAGTTTAATGAGAAATATGGATCCAATGCAGAAACTGTGTACAATAGTTTAGCTAAAGATTTAAATCTTACTCCACAGAAATTAAACGAGCTCGCTGCTACATCTCCTAACTTAGTTTTAAGGTTAGCTGATCTAGAACCTAATGTAAAAACTGCTGTAGCTAAACCACAAAGTTCAGTTAATACAGAAGCTTTTACACAGAATAAACCTTCACAAGAGGTCTCTGCTAGAGTTCCTAGAGGTGCTAAAACTAAAGATTTAGTTGCCGCATGGAGAGCTGCAGGTGAGAAAGTTAAACAACAATCTTAATTTAAGGAGGGCTAATAATGGCTCAAACAACAAGTAATACAAATGCGTTTATTGAATCGCAACAGTATTCTCAGTTTATCCTTGAAAACTTACATGACTATCTGTTACCAGAAGGTATGTATAGAGATGTATCAGACTTCGGTTCAGGCACAACTTTAAACATTAAAACAGTAGGTTCTGTAACAATTCAAGATGCAGCAGAGGATACACCTTTAGTATTCTCACCAATTGACACAGGTACTATCAATCTTTCTATCACTGATTATGTTGGTGATGCATGGAAAGTAACTGATGATCTACGTGAAGATGGTTCTCAAATCGACACATTGATGGCGATGAGAGCTCAAGAATCTACACGTGCTCTTGGTGAAAATCACGAAACTAAGTTTTTAAATGTTGCTAACGCAGCTCAAACTGCAGCAGGTTTAAACTTAGTAAACGGCAGACCACATCGTTGGGTTGGTTCTGCAGCTTCTAATGCTAGAACAGTTACATTAAATGACTTTGTTTCTATGAAACTTGCATTTGATAAAGCTAATGCACCTGCAGGTGGACGTATCGCTATCGTTGATCCTGTTGTTGAAGCTTCTATCAACAGTTTAGCAAACTTAATCAATGTGTCAAACAACCCAATGTTTGAAGGTATGGTAACAGAAGGTTTTGCTCGTGACCATAAATTCGTACGTAACGTATTTGGTTGGGATATTTACACTTCAAACTTCTTACCAACATTAACTGCAACAGAAGCAATCAATGCATCTAGCTATGGTTTAACTTCTGAAACAGCTGCTGTTGGAGATAAAGCAAACATCTTTATGTGCGTGGCTGACGATACATGTAAGCCAATTATGCATGCATGGAGACGTGCTCCTCAAACAGAAGGTTGGAGAGACAACGAAGAAAGAGCTGACAAGTTCCAAGTAACTTCACGTTTCGGTTTAGGTGCTCAACGTGTAGACACATTGGGTGTAATTTTAACTCATCCAACTAACTACTAAGGAGACTATTATGGGTTACGAAAGTAATACAGGTTTAGGAGTACTAAACCACTATGGTCCTAGAGAGACTAATGAGAAGTTTGGCGGTCAAGCTAAATCTACAGGTAAAGTTAAACGTGTAGAATACAAATTCTCATACGATGATCTCCCTACATATGGATCAAACGGTTTAGAGTATGTTATCCCAGCTAATGCTACTATTGTTTCTTCAACATGGAGAACAAATACAGCATGGGCAGGTGGTACATCTTTAAATGTAGGTTTATATCAATCTAATGGTACAGTAATTGATGCTGACGGCTTAGATGCAGCTATTACTCCAACAACTGCTGGTGCAGTTATTGTAGGTAATGGTGCTCTAGTTGGCGCAAGTATTGGTGCAGCAGCAGGTGAATTAACTGTTGCAGCTACAGGTACTTACACAGCAGGTTCAGCTACTGTTATTATTGAATATATAGCTTAATTAGGTTAGGGGTCTACGGACCCCACCTATTTTATTTAGGATAAATAAATGACATTCAACATAACGTTATTACTGATCCAAATATACATGAGCCTAAAGGAGTTGCTAGTGCAGCTAGTGGTAAAGTATATAAAGCTAATGGTACAGGATCTGGAACGTGGGTTTATCCTTTAACAGGATTAGATACTGCTTTAGTAGGACAGGTTTTTGAATCTGATGGTTCAGGTGGAGGTACATGGGTATATCCTCCAGCTAAAGGACATGCTGAAATCTATATTAATGGTGGAACAACAGTTCATACATTAGGAAGTGCTTCTTCATTTACTAAATTAAATCCAACATCAGAATGGACAGCTTCAGGTTTTGAAGATGTATTAACTGTTGATGCAGTTAATGGTGAAATTGATTTAGTTTTAGCAGGACATTATAAAATAGATTTTTGGTGTAACTTTACAACAACAGCTATAGCGTCAGGCTCAGCTTATAAATTTAAATTTGCTATAAATGGAACACCCTCAGCTAGAGTAGTTACTGTAACTAAACCTACTAATGGAGTAGATACATTACATGTAATGGCTTCTGGTATTGTTAATGCTACTGCAGGACAAACTTTATCTATTTATGCAGGAGGAGATGGTACATCATCTTCTACTAATATAATTGTTACAGAAGCTGGACTTAATGCTTTATGGTTAGACTAGGAATAAATTATGGCTAAAATGACACTACTTGAAATGACACAAGATATTTTATCTGATATGGATTCAGATGAAATAAACTCTATTAACGACAGTGTAGAGTCATTACAAGTAGCTCAGATAATTAAATCTACCTATTATAATATTATAGATGGTAGAGATTATGATTTTCTTTATGAGTTTTTTCAAGTAGATAGTAATGCATCTTCTTCTACTCCTACTCATATGAAACTTCCTGAAACAATTATAGATCTTAAATGGATTAAATATAATTGTAAAGAAACGGTAGCTAGTAAAAATAAATATTTAAAAATAATTTATAAAACT